CATTCTTTAAGTTTGTCCCTCGGTTTATGAGCCTTGGAGAGAGCGCACTATCCATTCGCACTTACCGAGTGTGTCTCATGCGCAATCAGTACAACGCGAAGAAGTGCTTCGTGAAAAGCTTAGGAGTACCGAAGCTTTAGGAATTGAAGAAGTTATTCTGCGTAAGCTCACACGGCGCATCTAAGTGCAAGTAGACTTACCAGGAGCTGAGAACAATGGAAGAGAGAGTTTTCAGAGCAGCGCATCTAGTGCAGTGGAACCTGAGGATGAGTCGCGACATTACCGAACCAATGCAGGATAAGGTTGTCGAGGCTGTGCTTCACCATCAGGGTATCCCTTTCGAGCACACAGATGAGTTTAGGAACTTGTACTCGCATTCTAAACTCGCTGAACAGCTCGAACACTATGACCATCGTTTTGCGTTGATTAGTTCAAATGAGCTAGCTCAGGATGGTCTAAAACAAGCGTTTCGTATGTTTGCGAGACCTAAAAGTCAGTCGAAACTGGTTTCTGTTAGTTTGACTGAAGAAGCAAAAGTGCTTTTTGATCTCTTATCAATTAAGGGTGACAAGAGTGCCGGACTAACAGCTTACGGAGAGACGAAAATTGAGGCGTTCACTGTGGGTCTTGACAAGGCAATCAAGATTCTGACCGCTGACAAGGCTCCTTCGCCATGTTTGGCTGGGGCTCGAACTCAACGTAAGGGGAAGACGAGACTAGTGTGGATGTATCCTTTAGAGATGACAATTTTAGAAGCCGTTATCGCTAGGCCTCTTATTGATTATTTCAAGGGTACAGATCATCAAATGACATTTGGTGATTTCAGCCATGAAATCGGTGCACGTATGCGCAATAGCGCTACGCGTAACAAGTTTCACTGTAGTATCGACTATAGTCAGTTTGACGCGTCGGTCGGGCCTGGATTTATTCACGCTGCGTTCAATGCCTTTCGCACGTGGTTTGATCTAGAGCAGGAGGTTTATCCTTCAGTGAAGTTGGGTAAGGTATTTGATATCGTAGAACGCTACTTTATCACAACACCTATCGTCATGCCTAATGATAGGGGTAAGTACCCCAT